CTTCTCTCTTCGTGAGTGAAAAAGTTTTTGCCCCAGTTAGTCGCTGTACAGTATTTATATGCCATAGTTGCTTCCTCCTTTTCTTTGTTTATAAATCATAATTAACTTGTTGTCACCGTTTTAATTTCAAAATCATCTGCTGAAAATTCTTCAGAAATAGTTACATTAGTTGTGGTTTGTCCAGTTGCAAACATTGCACTACCTGAAGTGCCTCCACCTACAGCTAATATTCTACCTGTTGCTATATCTGCTATCTCTGTCCAACTAGAACCATTCCAATGCTCTGTCTGTGTTTTTAAACTAACTGGAGGACTTGTTCTTCCACCAGCCGCCATGGCATCTGTTGTTGTGCCTGTTCCATAAGCGTATTCTCGACCATTATTTAAATCACTAACTTCAGTCCAACTCGATCCATTCCATTCTTCTGCAATGTCTCTATTTGGAGCACCTAAAAAAATTAAAGCAGACGATGCACTTACACCTGCTCCATTATGACCAGTTCTTGAAGTATTCATCTCAGCTACTTCAGTCCAACTTGATCCATCCCAAGTTTCTGCATTAGCATTTTTAGCTAAAATTGCACTAGATTGTGGACCATTAGTGCTGCTTGACTTGCCTCCCTCACCATTATTCATATCTGTTGTTTCTGTCCAAGAGGAACCATCCCATGATTCATGACGAGTAGTGTTGGCTGGAGATAATGAGGGTGCAACACCTCCTGCAACTGCTCCAGCTGAATTTGATCCCCACATATTATTAGCAAAATATCTTCCAGTGTTTAAGTCATTGACTTCTGTCCAACTAGAACCATTCCAAAATTCCGTTGCTGCTGGATAAGGAGCAGCATTTAAACCAGCAATTAATACAGAGGTATTACCAGCAGGTCCTGATATACCTGCTCCTGAATAGTGTGCTGAGTTTGTGGTTCCACTTGATGCCCATGTTCCAATAGGCGCTCCACCTGTATTAATTTGTTTAAATTGTCCTGTTGTAGAGTTGTAGTAAAAATCTCCAGTAATCGCGTCAGCATAATCTGCTGCTGGTGTTGTTGATGGATCTAAACCTGTAAAAGCCCATTCTTCTGTTGATGTGGTAACTGTTGGAGTAAGACCACCAACTGCTAAAGCGTTAGTTCCAGTTCCTGCAACACCTATTCCAACACTTCGTCTAGCTGTAGCCATATCATTTACTTCTGTCCAAGATGTTCCATCGTAAGATTCTGTTTTGCCTGAGACCGTTGTTGGTCCTGGAGATCCAGGCGCACCTCCAAAAATTAATGCTGTTGGTACACTTGTTCCTGAAAATCCAAGTCTTCTCCTAGCTTCATTTATATTATTTCCTTCAGTCCATGAAGAACCGTTCCAAGTTTCAGCGTTTGCTGTCTCCGCTGTTCCAGTATAACCAGCTGAAACAATAGCTGCAGTAACAGTGCCTGACATTGCAGATCCACTTTGTCTATCAGTATTAATTTCTGCTATTTCAGTCCAAGAAGTGCCATTCCACTGTTCAACTAAATCAGCAGCGCCGGGCCCTGACTCTCCTCCTGCAAGAAGAGATGCACTAGACGTTCCTGCAGCAGAAGCTAGTCCTCTAGCTACATTTAAATCATTTACTTCAGTCCATGCAGAACCATTCCAATTTTCAGTTGTATCTTTAACAATGTATCCTGACGATGCAGAATTACCAAAACCCATACTTTCGTTTTTAGCTGAACTTAATTCTGTTATTTCTGACCATGCTGTTCCGTTATAAGAATCAGCCTCTGTGCTACTTGGTGTTGGAACAGAACCACCCGCAGCAACTAAAGAGGTATATGTTCCAAATACACCCATTGATCTATTTGCCTGTGGTAAAGCTCCGCCAGATCCCCATGTTCCTGCATAAGGATTATCTGTCAATGCTTGTGCATATGGAACTGGATCACTTGTACGGGTTTGAACTTGAAACCCCTTTATACCTTTATATTCAGACATAGCTATTATTTATCCTTTAATAGCCAACCTTGAGTCGAGTCTACGTAAACCAATGTAAAACCAGCTCTCTCGGTTGACACTGTTAAATCTGCTGCAGAACCCTGTATGTTGTGTGAGTTTCTCCCAATAGTTAAATTGTTTGTATCAAACGTACCTGCATAATCTATAAAACTTATTTCATCACCTCGTGTACCTGATGATGGTAATGTTGCTGTAAAAGCTGCTGATGATGTGTCACAAAAATATCCTTCACCTGCCACTGCAGTAAAGCCTGAAGTTTTTACGGCTTGCCAAGATGTTCCGCCAGATACTTCAGCGAAAGATAATTGACCGACACCTGTTGTGCCTGATCCAGTTACTGATGCAACTTTTAAAAATCTGTCTGCTGTTACGTTGCCAGTGGGAAAGATGAGGGTGTAGCTCTGCGAAGAGCTATGCGCGGGAGACCTCAGCTTAATTCCGTGGGAATTATTTTCGCAGTTAAGTTGTAACTCACCTGGATTAGTTGCTCCTAAAACTTCTACATTACCAGTTCCTTTTGGTCTTAATCTTAGGTTAAGATTTGAGTCATCTCCAACTGCACCAATTTGTGCACCACCGCCTGTTGCAGCGTTTGTAATATCAATGTGGTTTACTGCTGATGATGTTGTTTCAAAAATTAATTGTTCATTTCCATTTTCATCTCTGATACCATGAGCATCATCAAAATCTATCATGAAAGAGTTAGTATCTAAATTACCACCTAATTGAGGTGATGTATCATCTACAACATCTCCACCTGTTTGAATCTCAATCATGTTTGGATTTGTTGTATCTGGATTACCAGAAGCAAAAATTATTTTAGTTGTTTTTGTTGTAGCGGAATAAGTAAAGCTATCACCTGTTCCTGTAGCATATTTAAATTGTACCGTGTATGCGCCTGATGTTGAATTTTTTAAAATATAAAAGTTTTGAACGTCGTTTGGAATTGTAACAATTTGATTACCTGTAATTGTACCAGTAAATTCTATCATTCTGTGTGCAAGTTCTGCACCAGTTGATCCATCACTAACTGCAAGAGCAGTTGTTTGTGCTCCACCAGCTATAGATTTTTGAATAAATCCACCAGATATTTGTTCAATAATATCTAAGTTGGTATTTGTTTTTGTTCCCCATGTACCGGCATTTTCGCCAGTAGCCATTTTTTCTATACCCAGAGGTGTAAATGTTGATGCCATATTAAGCTGCTTCTCCTGTTACATCGTTATAGCTGGTATTTGATCCAGTTGCAACATCTGAATACGATGTATTCGAACCTGTTGAAATATCACTATACGACGTGTTTGAACCGGTGTCAATATCTGCGTAAGCTTTAACATTTACTGTTCCTATTCTTACTGCAGTCGATTGTCCAGTTAATCCCATAACCTGGTCTTTTGGATCTATACTTCCTACAGAGGATGTAGCAGAAACGCCTGTTAATCCCATAACATCTGCAGGTGCTAAAGCACCTATCGCAGCTGTAGCTGCTTGACCTGTTAATGTAACAGCTACAGATCCTGTTCCTAATATTGTGCCTAGACTAAAGTCTGCTTGTACACCTGTTAAAGTTACATCCTCGTTTGGTACAACAACAGATCCTAATGAAGTTGTTATTGAAAAACCACTAGGGAAAACAGCTGTTCCAACAAAAGCTATAGGTGTTCCTAATGTAGAAGTTATTGATTGTCCTGTTACAGATACATCTTCGTTTGGTGCAACTGCTGATCCTTGAGAAACGGTAACTTCTTGTCCTGTTAAACCTACAAACTGATCTGCTGGATCTACCACACCAATTGCTGAAGTAATAGACTGACCCGTTATTGTTGGTGTCACAGAAATATCTGGTGTTGCTGTTCCTAATGATGATGTAATCGAGATACCAGTGACTGAAACTGTTTTAGGTATTACTGGTGAAATAGAACCAACTGATGCTGTAGAAGAGTTTCCTGATAATGTAATATCAGCAGTTCCTGTTAATGTTAAAGAGCCAACACTAAAAGTTGCAGATAGTCCTGTTAATGTAATTGTTTCATCAGCGAGTTGTCCCCAACCACTATCGCCCCATGCTTTTGCACCCCAACCGGTTGCAAGTAAAGCATCTTCATTCCAATATGCTTGGCCCCAGGTGAATCTACCCCATCCTGATTGAACCGACATCTTGGTCCTCCTATGCTAATCTGATGATAGCGTTTGATGCGTCTGCTGCTGGAAACTGAATTGTAAAAGTTCCGTTAGTTGCTGTTTTATCAGAACCAAAAGCTATAGCTGCCACTGCCGCGTTTGTTGCAGATGAGTTGTAAATTAATGCACCGTTAGCTGTAAAAGAAGCTGATGAAAAACTTACATCTGCAAAATCACAAACTGCAGTTGTACTATCAGCAACTGGAGTTACGCTTGTTAACGTAGCACCACCAGAAGTGTAAGCAGTTCCAGATGTGTTTGTAATTTCTTCTGAAGTTGTGAAAGCCGTAGTTGATGCTCCAAGAGTTGCGTCGCTATCATACAAAGCAATTTTAAAAGTGTTACCAGTCGTTGCTGTAAAATTGTGCACACCTTTTAAAAGTTCTACTTTAAAACTTGTACAAATTGCCGATGTTATTGCCATATCTTATCTCCTAAGGGTTCGTTGATGGTATTGATAATCTGACAGCGCCGTCGGTATAGTCATCTCGTCTTCTTCTGCCAATTTGTTCAACACCAAACTTATCTACTTCCTGTTTATACTTTTGCTCGTATAATGTCAACATATCTGCTGGGCCTTTCAAAAAAGCATATGTCTCTGCTAAACAGCAGTATAATAGGCCATTTGGAAAGTTTAAGCTAATATAATTACTAGTATTATCAGAGGCTAAAGTAGCCGGCATCTTATTGTAATGAACCCTAAATTTATAATTTGTGTTTGGCGTAGGGGCTAAAAAAATACGCCCAGAATTAGTATCTCCATCTCCAGTGGCATTACCAAACATTGCATAATATTTTGGCCTACCTTGCGCTGCAGAAGTCCCTGTAATAGGTTGATACTCTTGCAAGTATGTTACATCTTTTTTTTCTAACCAAACATTACTACCTGTTAAAACAGCGCTTGAATCATAAACTTGTATACCTCTAATAAACAAAGCTCCACCTGGAGCATTTATAGTTTCTTGACCTGGAACTAAATTACCAGACTGTTGTCTTCTATCTGCATCGATAGGGACATCACGCATTATTCTATATTGCGCATTTAAAATAATATTTTCTAAAATATCTGTTGTTAATACATTAGAATCTACCTCTGTGTAGTTTCTAATTTGTGTGACTAATCCTGAATAACTTAATCCTGCCATTATGGTGTTAATGTTGCCGGTCCAGCCGTAACTAACATTCCTCCTGCTCTTTCCGTTACCGTAGGAGTTGATCCTAATGTAAACGTATAATTATTTGTTCCTGTAACTGTTATACTAAATCCTGAAGAATTTTCAAATGCCGTAAATGCTACGCCTCCAGGTGACCCATCAACGTTTCTAAAGACAACTGTATCTGAATTTGATCTACCATGACTAGGTTCTGTCACCGTAATTGTAGTGCTACCTGATGTAATATTAAATGGATTACCAGGTAATAAACGATCTGTAGCTGGTTCTGTTCTAGCAGGTTTTGCATTTTGTAAACCTTGAGGATCTGCTCCATGTGCTCTTGGTTCTAATTGTGGCTGTTTAGGTTCAAACTCAGATATATGCACTCTAGAACCATTCCATTCTTGAACCATTTCTTTATATGGAAACTCCATTCCTGATCTATCAGATATAAATTTAGCATATTTACCTTTTGCAAAATTAGACATTTGGATAATAAGTTTTAGGGGTTATGTAAGAACTCGATGATGAACCATCTTCAGCCAAGGCTCTTTGTAATTCATCTTCATAATACAGTTTCATTTGTTGTGATAATTCAGGCTTAAATTTTTGTGCTAAATAAAAAGCTAATCCAGATACCATACAAGGTACAAATCTATATGGCACATCTGTAGCGTTAGTATAATCACCTATATCTTGTATTCTTTTAACAAAGTAAAAATTAATTGTATTACCAGCTTCTGATGATCCTGGTGTTAAGTATAAAGTGATTGTGACTTTATCTATGAATCTTTGAACATAGTATTGAGAAGGTGTTCCTGTAGAAGTTTTATTAGAAAGACCTTGATATGTAGATCTATTAATTTTTGTAAGTGGTGTATCTACGTTTGATGAGTTTCTATATACAGCCTCTAATACATCATCTACGCCATACACAGCAGTGGCATCCGAAGTGCCATCACTTGTTGATCTAAACATAGTGTAAACTGCTTGATCAGCTACAAGTGTAATTGAATTATTTCCTATCTGCCAATAGTGAAGTCCTCTATTGCCCCATTCTTGAAAAAGAATATTAAGTGACCTTCTTGCTTGACGTAGCTGATTACCAGAAACGCTTTGCAAACCAATTCTTTCATATGCTTCTTCGATTATCTCGTCGATAGCAAAATTTTTATCGAATATTACTGTACCCGAAGTAGTGTTAGCCATCTAACCTCCTACTTGTCTATTAATAACGTCGCCGCTTCAATATTTGTAATAGTAGAAACTTTCATTCCACCTGGAAAAAGTACGCCATCCTCTGGAATATTGAATGCAAAGACATCACCATTTGGACAATCTCCTTGGAATAAAGTTGTACTATCAGTGTTATCTTGTAAGACTATAGTTCCGGCTCCTCCGCCATCAGAAGCAAGAATAAGTCCTCTTAATCTTGTTCTTCCTGCAAAGACTGCGCCAGTTGCTGTAACTCTTATCGCTTTTACATCTGACTTCATATTTTATCTCCTTATTGGTGTGGGTGAGTATCAAGATCAAAAAGTCTCGAAGTTTCTCACCCACATAATTATTAACTTACTGCTGCACTAAATGGTGTAGCTGCATCACCAGTACCACCAGTGTTGACTTGTACGCCCCATCTGTTTGCACCGATTGCTTTGCAAGTTATGATTGTTCCAGCTAGTCCACCAGTCGTACTACCGTTTAAAGTAATAGTGTCAGACGCAGCTGCAGTCATAAAACCTTCAGCATTATCGTTAGTATCCGTGTCAACAATGATTGCATTACCAGTCATCGTGTCACTAGCGTTAGCAACTTGTAAAACAAAGTCACCAGTTTTAGTTGTTCCAATGTATATTTCAAAAGAAGCACCTAAATTATTCGCT